TGGGCAGAGCGGTACAGACCGCAGACTATTGTTGTGGAGTCCAATGCGTTTCAGTTGTTTCTGACTCAGGACGAGGAAATCAGATCGTTCCTGGCAAGCAAGGGAATCTCTTACCGGCCCCATCACACAGGCTCAAACAAGCAAGACCCTGAGTTCGGTGTGGCCTCCCTCGCTCCCCTGTTTGGTTCAAAGACGACGCGAGAAGGTCAACTAACCACGAAGCACGCTGGCGACAATCTCATCGAGTTGCCTGCCACTACAAATGAAAACGTCAGGAAACTGGTCGAGCAACTAATCACCTGGCAGGCGGGGGTTCCCCCGAAGAAACTGAAGCAAGACGCTGTGATGGCTTTATGGTTCGCCGAACTTGTTGCTCGTGAGCAGTTGTTCCGCATCAACAGCAACTACCAAACAAATTTCATGTCTACTGAGTTCGTTACCAGGGGCGATAGAAGCGCCCAGTTCACGGTAAACCTCAATGATGTCATTTCCGTATAGAAGGTTGTATGGCGACGTATAACGAGCGTTTCGAGCAGATTCGTATGCGCTTCTCTGAGCGCGACAAAAAAATGAGCATGGTTGCCGAGGCGCGTAACGGGAACCTGGGATCGGTCTACCCCTCCCTGTTCCCCGAGGGCCAATGGTCCCAGCCCATCGTCGCCAACATGATCGACATTGTTGCTAAAGACTTGTCCGAGCAGATCGGTGTTCTCCCCACTATCTCCGCTTCCGGTGACTCAGCCCTCGATGAGAGTGCTCGAACGAAAGCCGACAAGCGCACGAAGATAGCGAACTACTACCTCGCCAAGTCGAAGATGAGTAGCGAGATTATTCGCGCCGCTGACCAACTGATTACCTTCGGTTTCGTTCCCCTGCGCGTGGAGCCAAACTTCAAGGACGGTGCTCCCCACATCAGCGTCGAGCACTCGATGGGCACCTACTGGGATCAAGACCGCTTCGGTGAGATGCGCGTCTTCTGCAACAGTTTCCGCAGGAAGGTCGGCGATCTAGCCGCCATGTTCCCCGAACTGGCAGACAAGATCCGCTCGTCCCGCCGCGACGACAACTCCTACATCAACGTTATCCGTTGGACAACCCCAGACGAGATCGTCATGTTCACGGAAACCGATGTAGTGCTGACTCGTCAGGAAAACATGATGGGTGTCATCCCCGTTGCCTTGGCGAAGCGACCCACGTTCGACGGAGGGGTATCTGGTCAATTTGACGACGTTCTGCCCGTGTATGCAGCAAAGGCACGGCTGGCGCTACTCATGTTGGAGGCCACTCAGAAGAGTGTTGAGGCTCCACTAGCAATCCCGCAGGACGTTACCCAGTTGAACGTGGGGCCGGATTCGGTCATCCGAAGCAACACGCCAGAGAAGATCCGGCGCGTAAGCCTGGATGTACCGCCTTACTCGTTCGCAGAGAACAACATTCTGAGCGACGAGTTGAAGTACGGAACTCGATTCCCCGAGTCACGAGCCGGTCAAGCCGACGGATCTATCGTCACAGGTCAGGGCGTGAAGGCTCTACAGGCCGCGTTTGACCAGCAAGTCAAGGTCTCGCAAGCCATCCTGGGTGAAGCATTGGGTGAGGCGATCAGCCTTTCCATGCGCTGCGATGAGGTTTACTTCAACAATCGCGTCAACCAAGTTTCAGGCAAGGTCAACGGAGTACCGTTCAGCCTCAAGTACACGCCGCGCACCGACATTCAGGGCAACTACGGCGTGAACGTTGACTACGGGCTTCTCGCTGGCCTCGATCCCAACCGTGCTCTAGTTTTCGCGCTACAGGCGCGGGGCGACAAGTTGATCTCACGATCCTTCACTCGCCGACATCTACCTATCCAGATCAACCCATCCGAAGAAGAGCGTGCGGTTGATATGGAGGACATGCGTGACTCTTTGAAGCAAAGCATTCAGGCTCTCGCTTCAGCGATTCCCGCTTTGGCTACCCAGGGTCAAGACCCCATGAAGGTTGTCAACTCTCTTGCGACCGTGATTGACGAGCGCAAGAAGGGAACGCCAATCGAAGAAGCGGTGAAGCAAGCGTTTGAGCCGCCCAAAACTGAACAGCAAGAACAGCAACAACCCCGAGAAGAACAGATTCCAGGGCTACCAGAAAACACAGCCATGCCGGGTGCGGAAGTCCAGCAGCCGCAGGCACCGATGTCTATGCAGAACCTTCTTGCAGGACTTTCCGGTTCGGGTAGCCCAGTTCTTAAGGGAAACATTCAGCGACAAATTCCAGCGTAGGAGAAAAAATGATTGGAACTCAAGGCGGTAACGCATCTGCACCTGTGGCGCAGCCCTGCAAATGCTCGCGTTATGGCGGTTCTGTGCCCGGTGGTGGCACTCAGCAGCGTCCCCAGGGTGACAAGCCCAAGGGTATCGGTGCTGGCGGCAGCAACCTGAAGTAGTTATGCCAGGAAATTACGACGACAGTATGGGTCGGCGCTTGGCTAAGAACTTTGGAATGAACTTGAAGCCGGGTAAAAAGCGTTACAAGTCGAAGAAGAAGAACGCGAAGCAGGCGATCCTTAAGGACGACGCACGCGGTTACCGCAAGCGTCGCGTTGAAGAACTGCGTGCCGACAAGAACCACGACATGTTGCAGCACTTCATTGGGAAGAACGCCACGCGCAAACCCCGTAACTAGAGGAAACAATGGCTAAGAGAAAATTTGGTGAGCCGCCAGGTCAAACCCGAACGAAGAGGCAAACCAAGAAAAAGGGAAACCGCTACTCGAAGTTCGGATTAGGTCCGGCTTTTGTGGGGGATGTCGCTAAGGGACTCGGTGAAGACCTAGTAAGTATGGGTAAGACCGCGTTCGATCCGCGCCTGCCATTCATGCGGGGGAAGGACGCTGAGAAGGCGAAGCGAGACGCTGCCCTTCTAGGGATGACCGTTATCCCTGGTGGCAAACTCATAAAGCCGATTGCCAAGGCAGCGAAGACCGCGAAGAAGACCACGAAAACTCCTGGCACTTCCACCGTCAAGAAGACGACGAAGAAGGCAGCCGAGAAAAAGGCAGCGGCTAAGAAGACAACCAAGAAGACCACGGCTAAGAAGACCCCTACTCTCCAACTTAGGAAAGTTCCCCCGAACTTTAAGAATCTTCCGCGCCCCAAGTCGGTCAAGCCCGGTGCTCCCAAGAAGCCCCAGTTTATGATTGATAAGCAACGGGCGGCAGACCTTAAGAAACTTGGTGACACGGGTAAGCGTGGTCGTCCACAGCCTAAGCCCAAAGATTTAAAGACAGACGCTCCTGGTGGTTCGACCAGCCCAGGGTTCACAAAAAAGCGTTCTCCTAAGTACGAGCCTGAGCCGACAACGGCTCGACCCGTTTCACCGGCTAAGAGCGGTGAGGCTCGCACTACCCCGATGAGCACCAAAGAGGTAGAGGACACTCTTGGTAAGTTGGGATTCAAGCGAAGCGAGACTGGACTCGAAGGCGCGTACAAGCGTTACAAGAGCAAAGGTCTTGACAAACCCAAGACCCGCACAAAAGGTGTAACAAAGAAGACCTCCGCTCAGCGCGAGGCTTCGGAAGCACAGGTCGAGCGCAGGAAGAAGGCTGGTGGCAGTCAGGCATTAAAGGACGCGATCAGGAACCCGAAACTTGGTGGTGATGTTTCCATCGCCAAGATGTCTCCTGCTGAACTCAAGAAGGCTTTGTCTAACCCAAGAAGTTCTGAGTCTCGCCTAATGAAGACTCTTGAGAAGCGAGCCAGGCGCGGGAATCTGCGCGAAGGTGAGATGCAGGTTCTCAACCGGCTTCGGGATAACGCTCCGAAGGCAAGCAATCAAAGGCAAACCGAAGGCTTGATGCGAGATGGCATTCGATCCGTCGGTCAAGGTCAGGCAGAAGGTGGCTCTAAGGCTGGATTCGTAAACCCGCCGCGTAACGTCAAGGCCAGTAATCCGAAGTGGCGAGGCGAAGGCGGCAAAGACGCGCCGAAGGGTCCAGAAGGTAAATCCGGTACAGCCAAGCGTGGCGACAAGGTAACCGAGAGGGCTAAGGAAGAAGACGGCGTAACCCGCATTAAGGGTAAGGGCGGTCAAGCACGCAGGGTGATCGCACCAAGCACAGATGTTGCTGTTGCCCGTGGCGGTCCTCGCGGTCGCCGCGTTGGTGGGGGTGCCACATCTGGTCGTAAGCCAATCGCCCTCGGCTCCGGCAGGAGAACGCCAAGCAAAGATGTAGTTCGTGGCGAAGTAGTCCGTGGAGGTAGAACTAGCGGTGGCAGCAAGGGGCGCACAGCGAAGCCCGTTGATCTCAAGACCAGGCCCGTTGGTGGCGGTCGTGGAAGTTCCGGTCGCGGCCCTGCTGCTCGTGGTACTGCTGGTCGTGGTGCTGCTCGCGCTGCTATCGGATCTAGTGCTGCAAAAGGCAAGGGCAAGGGAAAGAAAGCCAGGGACATAACTCCTGTTGCTGCTGCTGTAGGTGCGGGTGGATTTGCCGCAAGCAAGGCAGGCGGCGTAGCCGAGAGGACTGCCCCGAAGGAATCGGACAAGGACAAGGTAACTCCTCGCCCGAAGAAGCCCACGAGCCAGTTGCGGGATAAGTACGGTCGCAAGATTGATCGCGCCGAGTTCAACCGACGCGAGGCTTACCGCAAGTCCCTTGAGGGTATGACCGAAGCGGAGAAGAAGAAGGCTCGCAAGGCCGAGATGAAGCGCCGGGAGGCGTACCGCGCCCGTAAGGGTAAGGGAGCGAACATCATTACCCGCAACCTTGACCTGAAAGAAGGCGTATCTAGCCGCAAGGTCAACAAGGAAATGAAGGCTGCTGCCGGTAAGGGTGGCAATCGTCAAGCGGCAATCGACGCTCGAAAGAAGTACCAGAGAAAGAAGAAGTAATGCCCGGTCGAGTCTTTTGGAAAAACCCAAATCCCACGAAGAAGAAGAACCGGAAGAAGATGACCCCAGGCGAGAAAAGCGAGGCGGCTCGTCGAGCAAGCGCCAAGGGTCGTCGCTACCCGAATCTCGTGGATAACTCAGCGGTCATTCGCAAGCGTAATAAGTAGTAGGAGGTAGTCGTGCCGCCTGGTGGATACCAAGCACCACGAAAGCCTGCACCCGTAAGCGGCCCTGGTGCGCTATCAGAAAGAACTGACGGCGCACCGGGGCAATCAATTAAAGACTTGCCCAACGCCGGGTACGGAGAGCAGAAGGACTTCCAGCAATTACAGAAGTCGGCAAAGATGGCGAAGGCTGCCTCGATGCCAAAGGTCACTCCGCTTGATGCTCCTACGGAACGACCGGACGAACCGATTACCGAAGGTAACTCGCTGGGTCCAGGTCGAGGGCCGGAGTCTTACGGGATTTCACGCAACGTCTCAGAACTCTCGCAGATGGAGATAAGTGATATTGCCCAGTCGTTACCTCTGTTGGAGGGGGCGGCTAACGATCCGAACGCTCCGCGTTCATTTGTCCGATTCGTTCGCTACTTGAGAGACAATGCCTAGCCTTCCAGAAGATATTTCCGCAGCCGTAGACGCTTTAGGTGTTGAGCCTGTCGGAATTATTTGGGGTATCGGCATGACTCCGTGGGAGTCTGCTGAGCAGCGTGACTCATTCCTTCGAGCCATTACTGGCGGTCGAAATGGGTAGGTTCATTGGTGACGAAGCGGCAACCTTGACTCCTGCCGATAATCTCGGTAAGCCAATCAAGGATGCGTCAGAAGAAACTCGTCAGCAGATGATTGAGGCTGATCGAGTGCGGCAACGAATGGCCCTTCAGGAAGAAGCCGAAACTCCCAATCTCGTTCAGCGATTCCTCAATCCCGCCCTAAACGCTGTTGATTCCGGCATCGAAAAAATAGATAACTTTTACAAAGAGACGGAACAGAATTACACCGCTCTCATTGATTTTGCTGGTAGCGCAGTTACGGGTAATGAGCGACTAACGCTGGAAGATACCTACAAGGTCTCCCCCGGTCAGGCTATTGAAGCGAACATAGAGGCTCTATTCGATGACAGCGTTCGGTTGGCTGACGATGACTGGCGTGAGTCCCAATGGGGTGTGTCTAACCGCAACCCACTCGATGATGACTTCAATGTCAACTATTCGACTGGTGCCCTTGACTTCGCCGTTGACTGGTATCTCGATCCACTTGTCCTCGGGTCCAAGTTTACAAAGGTTCTACGTTTCGGTACGGCATTCGGTAAGCCCATTCCTGGCATGGCGGGTGGCCTAACGCACCGCTTAACATCCGGCAAGGCTGGCGCAAAAGTAATACAGCAGGTCGGTAATGACATTGACCAGGCAATCGCCAACCCCAGTAGTCAGGTGGGAAGCGTCGGCAAAATAAATCAGATGGCTAGGGATCTAGCCAAGAACGATTACAACTACGCGCTCACGGTGCGAGAGTTTCGAGGCCCAAATCAGGGAGCCTTGGCTACGGCAGCGTCATTGATAGATGACGAGAGAACCATGAAGGTGTTTCTCGGGGCGATGACTGGTTCGCAGCGCCACATTGACGAACTGGCGAACATCAGGAATGACATCTACACGAATGTTATGAAGTTGGCTCATCCTGATGTGTACGAGCGTCTTGCGGTGCATACGGCAGAGTCGAAAATGCCCGTCGCGCTAGAGCGTTTCCTCGAACCCGGCGCTGACGGCGTGAAGCGCATCGAGGCTATGGCTGACAATAGCGAAGAGTTCGCCGACATCCTCCGTGAAATGGGGTACGGCTACAGACTTAAGGGAGTTAAGGCCGCTTCCCGTCTTTCGCAGGAAGTCGGCGGCGGTGCGGTCATTCGAGACTGGCGCAGCCCTTACCAGTCTGCTTTGTACAAGAAGCGCAATGCCCGTAAGTTGCAAGCGGAGAAGCGCGGCACCTCACCGGCTGCACGCGAGTTTATGTACATAGACAACTTCGGTATTCCCCTTCGCCTGTTGTCTGCCACCAAGCAGTTCCTTACTGGCAAGGAGACCAACGGCCTCGTCCAGGTGAGGGGCTTGGAGGCCGGTCGAGGCTTTACCGAGATCAGGGCAGTCGGAACTGACTCCTCGGTTCTGCGTAACTCTGGTTTCGAGCGTGAGGCTTTGGAAATCTGGGGTAAGGCTGTAACCCCAGACGAAAAGTTTGTTGCGGTCAAGGAGATCGAGAACCGGGCTTTCGAGATCCAGGTCGCTCACTACCTTGGTAAAAGCGATCTCGGTGAGCAGGTGAAAAAACTGTCCGACGAGGATCAGCGCAAGGTGATGAAGGATCTTAACGATCTTCGTAGTGACTTGTACAAAAGGATTGATAAGCGACGGGCTGAGATTCTTCGGATCGCTCGTGACCCGAAGCGTGCCTACGCCACATACATTGACCCCGATAATGGCGTTCAGGTAGTTTTGGATAAGCGTCTGCGCTCGCAGTTATCTGTTGCTGAGCCGATGCTGGACATGAAAATGTTGCAAAAGACCGCTCGCCTTCTTGTCAGGGACTTTTCTAAGCAGTACGACTTAACAAACGATCTACTGTCTGCCGGTAGTAGGACAAAAGTTCCCGGCGTGGGCAAGGGTCAAGGCTTCCGAAATTGGAGCGTAAACACGCTCGATACCACTCTCGCCTTGTGGAAGGCTACTGTCCTAATCCGTGCGGGTTACACGCAGCGCAACCTTTTCGAGAACTCTCTACGTTCCGTTGCCACTATCGGCATCTTGCCGATGATCGCCAGAATGCCTGGTGGTGTAGCGAAGATAACGAACAACACCTACAAGCGTGGCAAGAACAGAACCATTGTGAAGCGGTGGAACCGCCTCGCTAATGAAGAGGCTGAAAAGATCGCCAACTTTAAGGCTCGCATTGCTAGGGGCACTCTTGGTCTTGATGACCAACTAGCGGAGTCAGAGCAGCAACTCGCCGCCCTTTTGGAAAAGATTCGTAAGACCGAACTTAACCTGACCGGGGACGCGCAGAAAGTATTTGGACTGGAACTATTCAAGGCAACGGGTATCAGGGTTGGGGACGAGTGGTTCACTCCCTGGGATGACGTTACTCGTGACCTGACTTCGATGGGAAACACCAATCGCCAGACCTTGAACGCCCTGATTGATGGTGAGTCTGACCTGCTGGTTGACAGCCAAAAGTACATCATGGTCAACCCTGGCGACCCGCAGTATTGGGACGAGTTAGTCCAGTCAGGTATTCAGTTTGTTGAAGATGAGGTTACTAAACGAGTCCTGCAAGGCCAGAGCGCAGAGTCCATCATCAAGTGGATGAAAAGCCCCAATGCTCGCTACTACCGAGACGACATGAAGACACCCATTCGCGGTGTCTCCGACTACGTTGCAAATCGAGTTGAGATGGTCGAACGGTACCTGCCAACGGAGAAGTCCAGGCAGATGGTCCTCGATGGAAACGTCTCCCCCGCTCAACTCAAGGCCGAACTGGGGAATCTAATCGAGTCAACGATAACCCCGCTCAGCCCGATTCATGGTCGGGAAGTTACGGAAAAAGTTAGAAACTGGGGATTTCGACCCGTTACCAATTGGGTCTTCAACCTCATCGGTGATCTACCGGAGACACATCTGAATCGGCAGCCCTTCTACGACACCGTATGGAGGAAAGAGTTCAACGCTCGGGTCGCTAACGCACGGGAGCAGGGAACGGAACTTAGCAAGGAAGTCCTTGAGGGGATCAACCGCGCAGCAAAGGCACAGGCTTTGCGGGATCTGAAGGAAACGCTGTACACCATCGAGCAATACTCGACGATGGCTAAGTACCTGCGCTTCATTATCCCCTTCTTCCCTGCCTTCCAGAACACGGCATCAACGTGGGCGAGGATCGTTGCGCGAGACCCTGCTGTCATTCCACGCGCCGATACATTATGGAACCTCCCCAACTCCCTGGGGATGGTGGTGGATGATGACGGAGAGGTAGTTCCTTACGACCGTTACGGCTTCATTCGCGGTGGTGAGTCCAACTGGATCATCATGCCTCAACCCGTTCGGGACTACTCGATAGAAAAGTTCGGCATTCCTTTCGATGTTCCGCAGGGAAGCCTGAACGTTGCTTTCCCCGGCGAGACTCCTTACTTGCCTGGGTTCGGGCCGCTCGTAACTATGCCCGTGAACATGTTCTTGGCAAACAAGCCAGATGTGCAAAAGATAGTTCGTGAAACCATTGGCGAAACCTTTTACCAGAACATTGTCCCGTTCGGCAGGACTGAGCCAGAAACTTGGAAACTCGCGGCACCTGGCGGGTGGCGCAAACTTTTGAATTGGCAGGGCGGGGAAGGTAACGACGTTTACCTAGGTATCGGTGGAGCGATCATGCGAGACGAACACTTCCGCTGGGCCGAAAGTGGAGGGTTGCCCGACGAGAAATACTCGGCAGAAGGAGTCATTGAAAAAATCAATGCCTACTTCACGATGAGCGTTCTCGCCTCATTCGGTGGTCCGGTATCTATTTCCCCTGGATCAGCAAACGCTCTCGCGTTGGGTTACTGGCGCAGGCTGCTGGAAGACCCGACGCTTACTTACGACGAGCGCCTAAAGCGACTTGAGGACAAGTTCGGTCCCAACGCTGCGGTGTTGGTTACGTCCACCTCGGAGAAGGTCAAGGGTGTCGGCTACACGATGGAGGAGTACCAGCAGCAGAAGAAGTACCAGGATGTAGCCAGGGACTTGGGCAAGATTGACCCCGACCTTGTAGGTCTTATCAGTTCTGGTGTTCCCGCTGGTGAGTTCGATCAGGGTGTTTACACCGCTTTGGGCATGGAAGAGGTGCCGGGAACTGGTGTTCCCTACCGGGAAAAGAAGTCCTTAAGTGCAATGGAAAATGACCTTGCCTTGAGTACCGCTTGGGATGAATACAACGAGATGAAAGATGCTCGGGATGCGGCGCTAGATGAGATCGGTGCGAGCATTAACAGTAACGCCGCTCGCGGCATCCGTGAGGCTTGGAACTATTTCAAGTACGACTTCATGGAGCAGAAGCACGGACAGGCGTGGGCTACTGCTATTAACGGGTTCGATCTAGACCAGGGTAGAACGTTGCAGGGCATCCAGGTTCTCCTTAATGACGAGAAATTTATGAGCGAGCACGGCAATACGCCGATGTGGATGCAGGTTCGTGAGTACATGGAAACCAGGGCTGCGGGACAGCAGGCCATTGCGGAGGGCGCTGACTCTGGTTCGGTGAACGATATGTGGGCCGTCTACCGGGAGCAGGTTAGGTACTCGTCACTCTTGTTTAGTGACTTCTTTGATATGTACCTCGATAACGATGACGTTATTAGAGATTACGCGGCGGTGGACTGATATGACGATTGACTTCACAGGGACGGGTCAGGGATTAAGCCTGACGGGTACGAACTTCGAGAGCAAAGTAGACGAGTTCAACAGAAAATTTAGGGAAGCGACGGGCATGAACTCCGGTTCTGTCGGAAGTGACCCTACCGAATTTGCTGTCCCTGTCGGCCCTGGTCGAATGGTTGGAACAGACACGTTCGTTAACCCTGACGCTCCTTACATATCTCTGTATGACGCTCGCCGCGAAGTGTTCCCAACGATGACGAACACCGAGATCAAGCAAAAACTCTTGGAAATGAAGGCGACTGACCCGAAGCAATACAAGGATTTTCTCGACTTGATGGATAAGTCTGGATATGACGACGTTGATGAAATGCTTCAGGGGGCCGCTCTCGCTAAGCAGGATGTGAATGAGTTCCTAACCAGTCGCGCAGACATGGGTTTGTTTGGTTCTGGCTCGGGTGGTCCGACGACCACGGTGACAACGAACGAGTCCAATCGTGGTCAGGCGTTCACGACAGTCAACCCGCAGTTTGAGGCTGGCCTAGGTCGTCAGGTAAACCCCGATGAGGTCGCAGATTTTCAGAAGACTCTTAACCAGTTCGAGCGTGCAAACCCGTATGTGACGACTTCCGGTAGGGGTTTCTCTAAGACTACTGGTGGGTTCAACCCCGCTGAACTGGCTCGGTCTTACGTCCAAGGGCAAGAGGATTACGCAGAGTCTCAGGTTGCGTCGAACTTCCTTGGTGTTCTTGATGGCATTCTTGCAGATCCAAGAAATCGACCTGGCCCTGATCTTCAGGAGCGCATGTCGAGGATGGGCTACTAATGGTCTACAACCCGTTGGATGAAAACAACGACGGCAAGGTCTCCAAGAAGGAGATGAAACGCTTCAATAAAGGGAAGCGCCAAATCGACACCTTTGAGACTGAGAAGTATGCACAGCAGTTCGGGTACGGAGCGGCCTACCTTGACAAGAACCCGCAACTCATTGCTCTTTTCAATGAGATGATTGGTGATCTTGTCACCGATGCCTCCATCATTGAGGCTCGCATCAAGGGAAGCGACTGGTTCCGTAAGTACAACGCTGAGTGGCAGGAGAAGGACAAGCAGCGTTCGGAGTTGGGCGAGGACGCTTTCAACGCGATCATCGACAACGATGTCGAGGAGTTGCGTAAGAGGTTCGAGGCTCGCGGTGCAACCGTTCCTCCTGACGAGGTTCTTCGAGACTTGGCTACTAAGTCCTTCTACGGAGTTTCAGAGCGTCGTAAGAGTTACGAGGATTACGACGAAGAATGGCTCGACGACATCGTTAATGGCTACGTCAACTTCGATAACACCCAGATGGTCGGTGGCATTGAGGTCTTCGATTTCGACGGTGAGGCGGGTGTTAAGTCAGATGAGTTGTATCAACTTGCTCGGAACTATGGCATTGACACCTCTATGTCGAACACCGCTTTTACTTCTTGGTTTAGAACGACCCTCAATCGTTACCTCGATGGTGACATCAAGAGGGATGCTCTGGATCAGGAACTTAAGGACATGGCTAAGGGCTTGTACCCAGGTCTCGCTAAGCAGATTGATAACGGGTACGACGTTGTTACCGCTATCAATCCCTACCAAAAGGTGATGGCTCAAGAGTTGGAACTTCCTGATCTTGACTTCAATGACCCGCTCATGCAGAGAGTCGTGAACTCAATGGGAGAAGACGGTGAATGGCAGCCTCTTAATCTTTATGACGCTCGAATGATGGCGCGTAAGGATGAGCGGTTTGACTACACCTCTACGGCTATTAAGGAGAAGACCGACATCGCATCGCGGATTCTCAAAGACTTCGGGTTCTTGGGGTAGCGCATGGTTGATATCAACAGAATTGACCTAGCCGCCCTTCAACAACTGCAAGCCGATCTGGATCGCCAGACGAGCACTCCGCAGGGGCGAAATGAACTTGACTCATTCCTTGCGGCGAACTCATCGGGGTATTACCAGAGTGTTCAGGAGGCGATACCCCAGCCACCGCCACGGCAGAACGACGACCCACCGCCAGCGCCCACGGTCACAGGCACTTACCAGAAGAGAATCCTTGGCGGCTACCTAGTCACGATGGAGCGCCTGTCAAATGGGACAGAGCGCGAGATTTACCGTGAGCGTTCTCAGTCTGCCGGTGATGCAGTCAACCTGATGTTCCAGAACCTTGGCCTTGGTCAAGGTCTCATCGACAGTATTAACGCCAGCATCAAGAGTTTGTACGCTAACTTCCTTGACCCGTCCGAGGCACAGATCTTGAACGAGATCTACACCTCTGACGCTTACAAGCAACGCTTCAAGGGCAATGAGATTATTCGTCAACGGTTGGCTAATGGTCAAGGTCGCCCAGGCGACCGCATGTTGACACCCGCTCAGTACATCGAGCAGGAACGCCAGTACCGGGAAATCCTGCAATCCGCTGATATGCCTGGTGGCTTCTACGACTCACCTGATGATTTCACAAATCTGATCGGCAACAGCATCAGCGTTGCTGAGTTCCGCAATCGAGTTGACACGGCATACGCGGCGCTCAACGAGGCAGATGACTTCTTGAAGGAGCAGTTATCTACATACTATGGATTGACGACGGGCGAGATGGTTTCGTACTTGTTGGACCCGGCAAGGGCGACCCCGATTTTGAATCAGAGGCAAACCAACAATCCGTATGGACTGAACTCGTACAGAGAATTGCAGCGGCAGTACGAGACAGCCGAGGTGGGCGCTGCAAGCGAGCGGCTTGGCGGGAAAGATATATCCAGGGGATTCGCTGAAGAGTTTGTTGATGCTGGCAAGGCTGATAAGGCTGAGCAGGCATTCTCTACGGCAGTTGCGATGGAAGGCGATGTCACTCGCCTTGGCAAGTTGTACGGCGATGACACGATGAATTATCAGGGTATCGCTCGTGAGGCTGCTTCGTTAACTGGTGGCGCTGCCATAGGCAAGCGTCGTCGTAAGTTCGCCAGTAAAGAGCGAGCACAGTTCAAGAAGGAAAGTGCTCTCGGGCGAGGTTCCTTGTCCAAGAGAACAGACGTTTAATACGTCGGGGCATGACAGGTTAGAAGGAAAACGTAAAGCATCGCTCTACAACTTCCTTAACTCCCGTTCGATTCGGGACATGTCCACCCATAGCAGGATCGGTCGGCCCCTGCGTGAGTAGTAGTCCGATAGTCGCTACAGCCATTCGCGGTAACCCCCTTGACGCGATGTGGGTAGTGCAACCCGAAGAAGGGCATACACAGAAAGGGTGTACCGATGGCCCAATACGAGAATGAATACGATGAAGAGTCGATGTCCGGCTCTGATCTGATTAAGCACCTTCGCAAGCAGATCAAGGATCTGTCTTCAACGCTCGATGAGCGTGACGATCAACTCGATGAGTTGTACGCGGAGGTTAGGTTCAACGACCTAGCAGCAGCACTCGAAGAGTCTGGCGTAAGTCCAGCACTTGCACAGTATGTGCCGGATGAGGTTGAGGATATGGATGACCTCTACGACTGGCTTGACGATAACGCTGAGATATTCGGCATTGAGGCTGTCGATGACGAAGGACAGGATTATGAAGAGGAGCAATCCTTAATTGATCCGGCAGTCGTTCGTGCCGCAGAAGATATGGCTCGGTTAACGGACGGTGGGATTGACCCCACCGTTGGCACATCTGTCGAGGACTTGATTAATTCAGCGCAAAGTCCCGAAGAGTTGCAAGCCATTCTACGCGGTCAGTAATCGGTCCCAACGAAAAAGTGAAAGGAGGCGAAGATGGCTAACAACCCAATCGGTACCACGAGTCACACTCATACCGCTGACTCGACCAGTACCACCACGATGGGGCACTTGGTTGTCACCGCCTACGACAAATTCGTTGAGATGGCCCTTCGCTCGGAACCCATGTTCCGTAAATTCGCCGATAAGAAGCCGGTTGATGTTACATCGCCGGGTTCTACTGTCGTTTTCCAACTGCATAACGACATTGCGCGGGTTACTGCGGCTCTCAACGAGACTCAGGACATTACCTCTACTGCGATGGAGAACACCAACAAGGTTGCTGTTACCGTCAATGAATATGGTAATGCCGTAACGACCACGGAGCGTTTGTCTTTGGAGGCTATCTCCAAGGTGGACCCAGCCGTGGCCGACATACTCGCGTTTAATCAACGCGACAGCCTTGACGCTCTGGTGTGGGCAGTCATGGTTGGTGCTCAGACAGCATTCACCAACTCTGCCGGGGCTTCAAGTACCCCGGCTCTGCCTGGTGAGAACCTGTCTGGCGGCACGCCTGGAACCATCACCTCGGCTTCCATTCGGAAGGCGGTCAGCAAGTTGCGCGGCGCTAACGTCCAGCCCCGCGAAGGTTCCTACTTCATGGGCTTCATGCACCCAGATGTTTCTTTCGATCTTCGGAGCGAAGCAAACACCCAGGGTAATGACCAATGGCGTGCGCCTCACATCTACAACGACACCGGAACCGGAGCGATCTGGGACGGCGAAGTTGGAGTGTATGAGGGAGTCAAGTGGGTAGAGACTCCGCGTGCAGAATCCCAGTCGGGTTCTGGCGCGAACAAGATCTACGACACCTTGATTATCGGCAAGCAGGCGCTTGTCGAAGCGGTTCAGTACGAACCGAAGACGATTGTAGCGCCGGACGTTGACAAGTTGCGTCGTTTCCGCACGGTGGGCTGGAAAGCCTTCCTCGGCTGGAACACGTTCCGCAACGAAGCGCGTTACAGCATCAAGGTCAAGAGCAGCATCGCTGCCTAGCCGTTGTGTGGAGGGGTCGGCCTTCGGGTCGGCCCCTCTGCCATGACAAGGAAGACATGCCAACTTTTACGACTCCCCATCGTCACATTAAGTACGGGTTACCGAACCCTTTGTGGTGGGCTGAAGTTGTCGAGGGATATTGGGTTGTTAAGACAGCCGAAGGGACTTGGCAACAACTTGTTTGCCCCACCCCTGAATTTATTAAAACGTGTCAAGCCTCTTATCAGGGAGGCATGATCCACGAAATCACTCAAGCAGAAGCCGACGAACTGACGGCAGGCGGTTACGGAAGTTATGTCACTACATAAGCACATCACACACCCCGAGTTTGTCGAGGGTTGCTTCGGCTGTAAGGCATCTACTTTGCAATGGGTCTCGATGGACGCTCAGAACAAGAACCGGGCGAATGACCGGGAGTTGGATGCTTACAGGTCTGCCCGTAAGCAGGGCATTCAGCCGAGGTCTACGAAGATGAAAGATATTACCCTTGCTGTTCGCGCCTCTGAGGAAGTCGGTCGGGCGGTCAAGGCATGAGCACTTTCCTTGAAATTACAGAAGAAACTCTTGCAGAGATCTCTTCGTATGTTCGCAACCAGGAATCCCTCACGGTTCTGTTGCAGTCGGTTTCGGATACTGACTTGACCTTCACGGTTGATGACGCGACCGCTCTTAGTCGAGGCATCGTAGAGATTGACAACGAACTTATTTACGTCAAGTCCGTCAACAAGACCGCTGGCACGGTCGAGATCATGCCCGGTGGTCGGGGCTTCCGTGGAAGCACCGCTGCTGCTCACTCTGTAAATGCCATTATTCGGAATAATCCGACATTCCCCCGAAGTCAGGTAAAACGGGCACTCAACGACACGATCCAGGGCATTGACCTCGTTGCAATCGGCAGTCACACCTTCACCTTCGACGGCATTACTTACGCCTATCCCCTGCCGACGGACTTTGAGGAAATTACTGGGGTCTCATTCGACGCGGTTGGGCCGACGGATGTTTGGCACCTTCTAAAGCGGTATCGAGTGGACAGGAACTTCAGGGTTGACGGTGACCCCAACACCGTCAGGTCAGCCATTGTCTTGCTTGAGGCTCCTATGGCTGGTCGAGATGTTCGTGTGCAATACACGAAGTACCCGTCTCCCCTGGTGAACGACTCGGACAACTTTGCGTCCACAAGCGGTCTTCCGCAATCAGCGGAAGACGTTATCCGTCTTGGTGCTATGTGGCGTTTGGTGAGCACGATTGACCCCGGCAAGGTGACAGCGGTGTCGCCTTCGGCAGACGTTATGGATGCTCCCTTCGAGGTGGGGCAGTCCTCCTCCGTTGCTCGCTACTTGTACCAGTTGTTCGGTGTTCGTCTGGCTGAAGAGAAGGCGAAGCAACAGAAAAATTATCTATCAATCATTCAGTACGCGAGGTAAGAAAGTATGGGAACTCCCGCTCGGTATTACTCTTCCACAGCAGTAACCACGACACTTTCGCTGTCTATCTCCTCAACCGACGTTGCTATTCAGGTTGCTTCATCGAGCGGTTTCCCGTCCAGTTATCCGTTCACCTTGATCTTGGCGAAGGACTCGGCGAACGAAGAGATCCTGACGGTGACTGCGTTAGTTGGCTCTCAGTTTACGGTCACGCGAGGTGTCGATGGAACGTCTGCACGAAGCCATACGGCTGGCACTTCTGTTGAGCACGGTGTATCTGCGCTCGACTTCACAGACCAGCGCAGCCATCAGGCTGCCGGATCTAATGTTCACGACATCGGAGCGTCGTCGAGCGTTGTTGGCACAAACACTACCCAAACGCTGACTAACAAGACTCTAACTTCCACCACTCTTGGTGGTGACTTGGCTGCTGGGTCGAACAAGATCACGGATCTTGCTGACCCGACGTTGGCGCAGGATGCGGTGACGAAGAACTGGGCTGAGACGGGCATGTCTAGCCAGTTGGCTCAGGCGACTACGCAGGCCACTAACGCTGCTACGAGTGCGACTGCGGCTGCGGCATCTGCCGCCGCTGCTCTCGTGAGTGAAGGCAACGCCTCCGCTTCTGAAACGGCTACGGCTGCTGATGTCGTCTCAACAAATGCTGATGCCGCTTCGACGGCGGCTGATGTTGTCACGACGAACGCGAACGTGGTTTCATCGGCTGCGTCTGCGGCT